GAAAGAAACGAAACGACCACATTTTGAATTGACAAAGGAACAGAAGTTGAATAATACAGAACTTGATACACTTCCCAAGGTGTCTCTTTCTGTTTCCAAAACAATTCAAAATGGTAGAATAGCAAAAGGTTTCAAAACACAAAAAGATTTAGCGAATGCTATCAATGTCCCAGTGGATATTATAAAAGCGTATGAATCTGGAAAGGCTATACCAGATAATAATATTCTTCAGAAATTGAGGCGTGTTTTAGGTGTCAAGTTTTAATATTAATTTATTTGAGATGACATTTGTAGATATTATAGATGAAAACAATCAATTCGAACTCGGAACTCTTATAGAAAAAAGAAAAAATGAAATGCTTGTTTGGGTCAATGGTTCTCAACGAGTTATTCCCAATAATCGTATATTTTGTCTTTATGAAACAGATGATATGTTAATTCTTGAAAATGGTCATGAAATGTTATACAAAAAAATAAGAAAATACAAAAATATACCCGAGGAAATCATTGAAAATTTTTATGATCATGCTGCAAGTATATATAACTTTAAAACTGCAAAATTACAATATGAAACTTTATTAGAGTGTCCCCAAATACAATACATCCCCCAAGATTATAGAGCAGATTATGGTCTTTATAAAATTGTTCATTTTTTAAATAAAGATATGTGTTATGATTTGATACAATACATTTTATCTCGCCCCCCCAATAAAAAACCACAATTGTCATATGGAAAAAATAGAACTGAACTTTATTTAAATTTTGACGATGAAATAATTAAAAAACTTATAAAAATTATAAAAGATAAATTAGGTGATAGAATTAATTTACTTGAGATAACAGCACTTATTAATAAACCTTGTTCATATAGACAACCTTTACACAGAGATTTCAATGATAAAGATGTTCAAACTCTTATGATTGCTCTTCATGATATTGACATGGATATGGGTCCAACTCAATTTTTGCCTGGAACAAATAATGATAAATCATTTGAAGAATATGAAAAAAATGAATTGGTAAAAAATCCCTATTATTACGCGACATTGAGAATGGGTGATTGTGTTGTTTTTGATGTCACATTACTTCATTGTGGCACCGAAAACAAGACTAATAAAGATAGAATTATTTTATCTGCAACATATCAATTACCTTAGTTGCTGAATGCGACCCCTGCCATACCCTTTTTGATTCTCAAGATGTTATAGTTAACGGCGTACACTCTCAAAAGATTTCCAACATCCACTGGATTTCTCACGACTAGTTTAGCATTGTCTATGCGTGAAAAATTCAACGAACCAGTTGGTTGCATTTTATTCAAAGAGAGACAGAAAGGCCATGTGTATGTTGGTGTTAATTGAAGACCCGAGGGTGGGAGTGTTGTTGTGTGAAGCTGTGGAACGACAGTGTGGTGATACACATTGCTCATCTCTTCAAAGAGAGTTGTACCGTTAATGTAAAGTGATGCTGTAGAGAAAGTGTAAGAATCATTCCAGTTTGAACCATCAGCCATCGCAGATACAAGATGCACCGCTTTACATGGATGGTTGAAATATGTTAAATCAAACTCTGTATCAGAAGTTGTGGCCATTTGATACTGGACTTGGTTGAAAAGTATTTCTTGGTCTTTTTCGGCGAAGAATGTGCGTTCGTCTGTATCCACGAACACATAATTGGCGTATACTTTTGGTGCCGCACTTGGTGTGAAACCTTGACGGCACTTAATTTTGAGTTCAACTTCATGGAATTTAATACCTACCAATGGAAGGCACTTAGTCCAGTCTTCTGAAAAAAAGAATGGAAGTATGTAATGGTCACTCAAGTTGTTTGTACCGCCACGAGCATTTGCTGAGAATGCGTTTGTCAAAAGAGCACATGAAGAACGAGCAGAATCAGATTGATACAAAAGGTTGTGAACAGCTTGAATATACAATGAATCCAAAGTACAAACTTGTTGTCCTCCTATCCACAACGAAAATTCAGTGAAATTAGCAGCGTTATTTGAAAAGAAACCTGTGCTATTGTCTCCTGTAGCACCAATGTTTGGTGCTTCTAACCACACATAACTCAAAAGGTCTCCCTTATTTGGAATTGGTATAGAAATTTCGTTGTTTGAACCAAATGTACCGATGTAATCAAGTCGTTCTGGACGAATAGAAAAATTTGTGTAACGTTTGTAATTTTGTCTAAAAAATGACACTTCTGGTTGTCCTGTAATGTACACATCCTGGACACCTTTAGACACAAGGTCAATTAAAGCAGCTGACATTTATTAATTCTTTACATTTTAATTTGGGGAGACCAACTCACTTAAAAAAATGTGAAGACTATATAACAAGATTCAATGGTTGTTTTCCAAGCCCTAACCTGGGAAGCCAGGGATGAAGATGAGGCTCATATTGTTAGTATTTTTGGCCGAACTTCTGAAGGGGAATCAGTCTGTGTGACAACTAATTTTTTACCATTTTTTTATGTGAAACTTAATCCAGGTGAGGGTAAAATGGGCGCTGAACTTTTATACAAAAAAATAAATAAGTTGTGTCCTGGATGCCTCTCTCGTTTTGCCTTGTCCCAAGCCAAGGATGTTTGGGGTTTCCAAAATAATAAGAAATCACTATTCATTAAATTATATTTCAATTCCCTGATGGCATTTAAAATGGTAAATAACACTCTTAGGAGAACTTTACCCGAAGAATTTAGACCTCGTCGTGTTTATGAAAGTAATTTAGACCCTGTCCTGAGATTAATGCATTTAACGGGTATTCAATCAACCGGTTGGTTAGATTCGGGAGACAACTGTATTCAAGGAAATTATGCCCACACAGATATTGATTTATATTGTCGTGATTGGAAAACATTAAAACCTGTGGAAAAAAATGAAATAGCACCATTTGTCTTCGCATCTATCGACATTGAATGCAATAGTTCAACGGGTAAATTCCCAGATCCAGAAATTGAAGGAGACGCATGTTTCCAAATAGCAATCTCTCTTATACACTTTGGTGATGACGAACCATATTATAAGACATGTTTGTGTTATAAGAAAACGGATACGGATGTAAAAGGTGCGAGTATTGTTTCTTTTCCTTCTGAAAAGGAATTATTGGTGGGTTTTAGACATTTTTTGCATCAACACGATGTTGATATTTTAACTGGTTGGAATATTTTTGGTTTTGATATGAATTACATTTACGAGAGAGCGGTTTTATGTGGTTGTCCCAACATTTTTTATAATTTGGGTAAATTGAAGGATACAAAGAGTAAGATTATGTATAAAAATTTATCTTCGAGTGCCTTGGGACATAATGAATTTAAACTTTTGCCAATGCCTGGTCGTTTCATTTATGATATGTTTTTTGAAGTTAAGAAGGGGTATAAATTGGATTCTTACAAATTGAATGAAGTTTCCAAATTATATTTGGGTGAAGAAAAGATTGATATGACCCCCAAAGAAATGTTTGCTCGTTTCAAGGAAGAAGATCCAATAAAACTTAGGGAAGTTGCCGAGTATTGTATTCAAGATACTTTACTCCCTATAAAATTGGATAAAAAATTATGCATATTGTTAAATCTTTTGGAAATGGCTAAAGCAACTTGGGTTCCCATTGACTTTTTGGCAGAAAGGGGACAACAAATTAAAGTATTTAGTCAACTGGCCAAAAAAGCAAAGGAACTTGGTTTTATCATTCCAGTTATTAGATATGGTTCACAACCTGTTGAATCTTACACAGGGGCAACTGTTTTGGAAGCACACAAGGGTGCTTACTATAAACCCATAACAGCACTTGATTTTGAGGGTTTGTATCCATCTATTATGATGGCTCATAATTTGTGTTATTCATCATTGGTTATGGATCCCAAGTATGAAAATATCCCAGGTGTTGTTTATGAGAGTTTTAAAATTGGTAATTTGACGTATAAATTTGCTCAAAATGTTGATACACTTCTTCCGAGTATTTTGAAAGAACTCAAACAATTTAGAAAGCAAGCAAAAAAAGATATGTCCTTGTCGTCAGAGGGATATATGAAAGAAGTATTCAATGGAAAACAACTCGCGTATAAAGTGAGTATGAATTCTGTATATGGTTTCACTGGGGCTGGTAAGGGTATTTTACCTTGTGTTCCCATTGCCTCATCTGTGACTATGATTGGTCGTAGTATGATTGATGCCACAAAAAATTATGTCGAAAAGAATTTCCCTGGTTCAAAAGTTAGATATGGCGATTCCGTCACGGGTGATACACCTATTTTGATTAGAGAAAATAGGGAATCTTGTGATATTGTACGCATTGACAACTTGGTGAAAGAATATAAAACGAATGGTGAAAAGGAATTTCAACCTATTTTTAACATTGAGGTTTGGACTGAAAATGGTTTCACTCCAATCAAACAAATCATTCGCCACAAGACAACAAAGAAAATGTATAGAATTACAACTGGTGAGGGTTTAGTGGATGTGACTGAAGATCATAGTTTATTAAATGAAGATTCAGAAATGGTAAAACCTGGGGAAGTATCCTTGGGTTCAAAACTTCTTCACGGTCATTCTAAAAATGCTATAACTAACCCATCAGAACCAGGGCTTGATACATATACAGTTTCCTTAATAGGTGAATACTTTGCGAAGGGAAATATAGATGTCATTCCCAGATGTATATTGAACGCACCACGAGAATATTTGTATCATTTTATTAATGGATTTTTCAAACACAGTTTATATTTTGAGTTTTCCAATAAATTGAAATGTGCTCAAATGTATTTTATATGTAAAAGGGCTAAACATATCGTTCGCATGTATCAAAATGAAGATAATTATTGTCTTGAATTTGGAACTCACAGAGAACCTCATGCGATTAAAAAGATTGAATATTTGGGTGAAACGGAACAATATGTATATGATTTAACCACTCAATCACACCATTTCCACGTCGGTCCCGGAGAATTGATTGTGCATAACACAGATTCCGTAATGGTTGAATTCGATGTTGGTGACAGAACAGGTGAAGACGCGATCGCGTACAGTTGGGAATTAGGTGAGCGTGCGGCTTCGGAGTGTACAAAACTTTTCAAATCCCCCAATAATTTAGAACTTGAGAAAGTGTATTGTCCTTATTTTTTGTATAGCAAAAAGAGATATGCCGCAAAATTATGGACAAAGGGAAAAGATGAGAAGATGCACATGAATTACATAGATGTTAAAGGATTACAATTGGTAAGAAGAGATAATACACCGTATGTGAGAGAAGTGTGTAAAGAATTGTTGGATGTTGTTTTATCAAGTGATGATCCAGAACCCGCAAAAAATTTAGCACACCAGAGGGCAGTCGAATTGATTGACGGATCTGTTCCTTATAAAAAATTATTATTATCACAACAGTTGGGTGATAATTACAAAAGTGAAAATTTACCCCACGTGTCTGTTCGCAATAAGATGCGTGAGAGACAACCCGGTTCTGAACCTCAATCTGGTGATAGAGTGCCTTATATTTTAGTTGATACTGGGAATCCACGCGCCAAAGCGTACGAAAAGGCTGAAGATCCTTTGTGGGTTCAGGAAAATAATTTACCAATTGATTACAATTATTATTTCCAAAATAAGTTTTTGAATCCTATATGTGATTTATTAGAACCTTTGGTTGAAAATCCCAAAGATGAAATTTTTGGTGATTTGATTGTGAAAAAAATACGCCGAGGTAAAAAGATGTTAGTGCCCGATAAAAACCAACCGAGTGTTTTAGACATATTTAAAAAATGGGAACTAAGTAATAGTAAGTCATCATCATCATCATGAGTTTGATTAATGAAGTTGAAAAACTTATAAATGATGAAGTAGAACGCAGAATGATGTCTCGTCTGACAAACTTTGCTGAAAAAATATCAACAGTTCACGGTATTCCTTTGAGACTTTTACTTCGAGATATTCCCAGGAATGGAGAAGGGGACACTGTGTGTAAAGGTCTTCTAAAATCGGGAAAAAGATGTTCTCGGAATGCCAAAACAGATGGCTACTGTTTAACGCATTTACACCAGAAAAAATCTGTGGAACCTATACAGATTGTTTCAAGTGTGACACATAATCATTCGTTTCCGCCATTATTTAAGGATGATTGCCCCGCGTGTATGGAAAATGCTATCAGTAGAATACCAACACCAAAGCCACCTATTTGGCTTACTTCTTAAGAATATGTTTATTATTTTCGATGTAATGAATAATGTCATTAGAAATACACCAACGTAAAAAATTGAGTTGACTCACCGTCGTAGATATTTCGATGTCCCCTGGAAGATTAAATTGAATGCGTTCTGTACGACAAAAGGGATCGAACGCACGCTTACTATATCCATCTAAAGACGCCTTGTATTTTATATGAACTGGGAAGTCCTTTCCATTTTTTGTTTTATATATAATTTGATTCGATTTTGCATAGTTCGTTATGAACCATTCAATGTTTCTTAAAGAGACACCCTTTCTATGGTTGATAACATCTAAGAGTTTCTCTGAGTGTATTTCGTCGCTATAGAACTCATATAAAGAATTTAAAAGTAGTTGTTGAGACTGAGTAATCATTACAATCTATTATACGCTATTCTTTAAATATCGGCTAAATAATCTATTCCAATTTTCAATTTCTTCTTCTGTTTTTGTATAGGATTTTTTCATAAACTTTACTCGTTGTCCTATTTCCCGTAACATTTGTATTCTAGGACAGTACATAAGTTTATTTTCAAAACATGAATAACATACCCTATATATTTTTAGTCCATAAAATTTATAATAAGGACAGTTGTGATATAAACTAAACGGAATAATTCTTTTAAACGCAATGAATTTATCTATGACCTCTTCTTCGTTGTGATATTCGTGCATATCAAAATAAATTGAAATTGGACGACCACATTGGTAGCATTTGTTTCTCCATCTGTAGACCATATGTTATAAAAAAATTATTTCTTTATAACAGATAATATGTTCTTTCAGATTGTCATCGTTCTTGTTCTCATACTTTTAATTTCAAAGAGTATGAATCGAACAGGTCCCTCTGTCATTGAAAAACTTGTCAAGAAGACAGCAAAATATGCAACTATGGCACAACAGGATGATTCGCCAATGCTCGCCATTATGCACGCAAATTATTCAATGGCATATCTCGAAGCCCTTTTAGACATGGCCTCATACAGGGATATTAACAGGGTGACTAACATAGATGTTAAATTGTTTGTAGAACACATAGTCAGTGTTCAGCGGACAGTCACTAAAAAGGTTGTTCAGAAAATACCAGCACTCCAAGGGGAAATAGATTTGTATTTATCAGCCATAGCGGGAAATGTATAATTAAAATATTATATAAATAAAATAAATGATAATGATGCAAATAATTTTAATTTTAATGATTTTCAAACACCTAAGTAGAAGTTTATTTGGTGATTCATCAATCAGCACATCTCAAGATGACGGATGCAAGCAAGTTTTTTCTCGAACCTCGTCGGTGGGAAGTGTCAGTGTCTCGCCCCCACCCCCAACCATACAAGAAGAAGTTGATATCGTCTCACAAAAATCCGGATGTGGATGTTTGGGAAAATCCAATCGTTCAAAAGTTAAGGGAGGGGTATAAAAAGCACGAAGATATAAAAAAAAACAGATGTATTCAAGTGATTGATAATACAAAACCTGTCCCCATAATGGTTGAGAATTCTTCCTCTTCTTCTTCAGGTTTGTGTCAAGCGAATACAAAGTCTGGTAAAAAATGTACTTTTAGGGCGTCTTGTGGAAAATTCTGTAAAAAACATAATCTTTGTTAATATTAAATAGATGGTTTCTCTTACTCCAGCCATTGTGGCGATGTTCCTATTCATAGTGATTACATACAGCGCACCTGAAATTATAAAAAAACCAACAAACGTAAAACCCCTAGATGATCTCGTCAAAATGTCTATCGTCCAAAGACAATACATGATGACGGGAACAATTTTAATTGGGGCTATTATTCTCGCGACAAACTACATAACAGATGAACTTCTCAAGGGTGAAAAGCTCTTTTAAATTCTTCCAATAAATTTTCTCGTTTCAACAATTCCTTTGTATGGTCATGTTCCATATAACGCAATCGTTTCTCATACGCATCTCCCATGAATTCTAAAAGTTTATTGAAATCAGGATCACCCCATTCCATTCCCTTTTTGAATAAGAAATCATCTCTAGGGACAGTTGAACGACCACACGGAATGGTATACGGTGTTTTAATGTATTCTATAGCGCCACCATATTCACTTATGATGACTGGTTTGTTGTGTAAAGCCGCTTCAACCGCACCCATACCAATGCCTTCAGAATGACTAAAAGAAACATAACAATCACCTTCTGCGTGGAACTTATCTATTTCTTCATCAGGGAGCAAACCATTTATGATTGTCATGTTAGGAATTTTCCATTCAACGGGAACATTACACGTTGCTTTCACCAATAGGTGTGTATCAGGTTTTCCCAGACGAACGAATGCTTCCACAATCTTTTTAAATTGTTTGCGATCATCTATAATGTTCCCAATGTGATAGAAAATATATGGTTTGTTTGTTTTATCAATAGAAGGAAGAGGACGAATTGTAACATTCGCGTGAATAACAAAGAATTCTGTATCTGGAAATTGTCTCGAAAAAACCTTTTTACAAAATTCACTCGCAACAGCAACTTTATCGAACAATTGAAATAATTTACCGTAATCCTCATGGACTGTTTCAGTTTCACAAATAGACATACACACGAGGTTTTTACACGCCTTTTTTAATTGTGGTATGGCATTCAACCAATATGGGACGGGTAAAGCAAAAATAAACATATTTTCACATGCGGGGATTGGGTCTGTATAAATAACTTTGAGGTCGGTTCCAAGTAATTCGGAATATTTACGACAAAGTTGGCCTATGCCAGACATTAAAGTTGGACCAACAACTTGAATGTTCATTTCATATATATGAATTGTATCCATTTCTTTATTTATTTCTCACCACCACCTTGAATGAAACCAGGGTTCCCATCAGTCCTCCCCGGGTGAAATTTCCAATAAATGGTTGCGTCTTCTGTATAATCCCCATTTTCGTTTGTTTTTATGACATCCCCCGCTTTGACAGCGAGCCAAGCGACGGCGGGATTGGCTGATTTTCTACCGCCTGTACCCGTTTCATTACGTTTCCATTGAATTCTGTGTTGATCATTAATATATACATTGACGCCATTGTCTTTACCGCCCCAAGTCGCGGGGTGTCTCCTTTTCCAAGAAGCACGAACTTCTAGAGCACCTGTAGTCCCAACGGGTCCTCTTATTGTCTGTCTAGACATATCACCTAAATTTCTATCGTGATTTGAAACACCTTGACTTCTTTCTGGATCTCCATTACAAAACTCAACCTTTGTCGCACCATTGGTATGAGGACACGCCTTACCACCAAAAAGAGCAGGTTGGGAAATTGAGTATGTAAATGTTTTATCACCTTGTGCATCGTGAGAACAATTTGGATTGTTCCAACTTCCAACACAATCGACGGGACAATTACAATCCGCCCAAGATTTTTGACCATCCGTTGCTTCACACGCTTTGCCACTTTCATTCTTTTGTTGTGAAACACTATATGATATATACTTGGTTCCAACACCAGGTCTACTTGAATCAGTGCACGCACATTGACTATAATTTGTTCCCCAAGAACCTTCACAATCAACGGGACAAGCCGGAAGTGCAGGACAAGGTTGTTCCATCTGATACAAATGATGTATAATATTTCCATTTTCGTCAGTACAAGATTTACCACCATTTTCTGCTTGTCTAACTACGTGATATTTTCTAGTCATGACACCTTGACCACACAATGTACCATTCTCCGTGACCCCGGACGATATACAATTTCCATATTCTTGTTCCCAATAACCCTCGCAATCAATAGGGCATGCATCTGTATTACACGTTCGTTCTAACACATTTCCATCTTCTATTTCACAAGCCTCACCTGACCCCCCCGCGGGTAAAGTTATTTTATAAGTTTTTGTTTGAACACCACCACCACACGTCACGGAACAATTACTCCATTCACTCCAATCACCTACACAATCTACATTACAAGCATCGGTGTTACAATTTTCTGTCTCTACATCCCCAGATGCGTGAGTACAAGAATTACCCGAACCAGATGCTGGAGTGGTTATGATATATGTTCTAGAACGTTCGCCACCACCACAATCAGCGGAACAGTTGCTCCATTCACCCCAATCTCCTACGCAATCTATATTTAATACCAAACCATCATCTCCAATTTGATCTTTTCTACCAGTTACAGTTATTAGTGATGCCTGTGCTGTATTGGAAGTAGCGGACGTATTGGA